TTTTGCATACCATTTATTCCGCGATTTACGGATGAATGAAAGGAGAAACCCTATGGACGAGAACGAGATTATTCAGCAGGAAGAGAACACCGGAGCAGAAGACTCACTGACCGGAGAACCCGCTGAAGAGTCGCAGGACGATAGCCTTGACCTGACCGAGCTGAACGAAGAAGGACAGGAAACCCAGGGAGAGGAGCCGCAGAGCGCTGGCGGTCTGAAGGAACCGGGGTATGTCCAGAAAAGGATCAGCAAGGCCGTGGAGCAGGCTGTGGCCCAGGTTCGGGCGGAGTATGACGCTAAGCTGGCTCCGCTGATGGAGAGGATGCTGGAGGAAGACGCCAGGGCGCTTGTGCAGAGCGGACAGGTCAAGGATCTGGAAACCGCCAAGGAGCTGGTGCGCTACCGCCAGGGGCGGCCTCAGCCGGTAGAGACTGAGCAGCCCAGAAACGAGAAGGGGCAGTTTGCTCCCAAGCAGGACAACGCCGCAGACATCAGAGCTGATATGCTGGCCCGACAGGCCCAGAAGGTTAAAGCCTCCAGAGGTATCGATGTCATGGCGGAGTTCAACAGAAACGAAGAAACCAGAAACAAAGTGTTATCCGGAGAGTGGGATTTTTACGATGTGGCTGACGCTGTGAAAGAGCAGAAGGCCAGACGGAAAGCTCCTGCTCCCATGCGCTCCTCCAATGGTGCAAGCGGCGCGGAGAAATCCACGATCGCCAGTATGAGTGACGAACAATTCGACCGGCTGAATAAGCGCCTGGAGGAAGGAGCGAGATTTAAAGTGTAAGGAGTGAATGATTATGGCAGTTTTTGATAATCCCAACTATTCCTATGACAGTGGCGTATCCCCGACCCTGCAGGACTATTTCCAGCGGCAGGCCCTGAAGAACGTGCAGCCCAACCTGGGCTACGCCCGGGATGCCCAGATGATCGAGCAGCCTGAGCATAACGGTAAGCATGTGCACTTCCACCGTTTCACCGAGCTGCCCGCCATCACCAAGCCTCTGTATGAAGGCGTGACCCCTGATGGCCAGAAGCTTCAGGAAACCGAATTCTCCGTGATGACCAAGCCTTACGGCGGTTACATTCCCTATACGGATGAATTCGACCTGTTCCACATTGACAATATGACCAAGGCCATGTCCGACCGGCTGAACAATCAGGCCCGGCTGTCCTTGGACACCATCGTCCGGGATGAGATCTGTGCCGGTCTGAATGTCATGTATCCTGGCGATGTGGCCTCCCGTGCCGCTATTACCAAGGCGAACGTGCTCAACTACGCTGTGATTAAGCGTGTTGTGCGGAAGCTGAAGAAGGCCGGCGCCCAGCCCTTCGCTGATGGTTACTACCACGCAAAGATCGACCATGATACCTACTTCGACCTGACCAATGATCAGCATTGGGAGGACGCGAACAAGTATCAGGACAAGACCCGCGAAGCAAATTATGAGCTGGGCCGGATCTACAAGGTCAAGTTCTACGAGGTTGACAACGGCAAGACCTTTGCCAATGAAACCTACCTGTATGGCAACAAGACCTCCCTGACCTCGACCGCTTTCGATGCCGCGACCCGCACGATGACTGTCTCTGACACTATCAGCGAGGACGAGGCCCGCGAGCTGACCGGCAAGATGGTCTATGTGCAGAAGGGTACGGCTGTTACCCCCATGTGCGTGGAGTATGTGGACGCCAATGCCAAGACCGTGAAGTTCCGTTGGGTGCCTGCCGATACCACGGGCTGGAACACCCAAACGACCATTGTTCCTTCCGGCGGCGCTGCGGACACCAGCGTTGAAGTCCATGCCACCCTGATCTACGGTCGGGATGCTTTCGGTATCGTCCAGCTGGGCGGCCGCGGCACTCCCAACATCCAGACCATCGTGAAGGCTCCCGGTTCTTCCGGTGCCCTCGACCCGCTGAACCAGCGCGGCACGATCGGCTGGAAGGTGAAGCACTTCTGCGCTGCGATCATCCAGGATGACTTCATCGTCCGGGTTGAGCATGGCGTAAGCGATTAATCCCCACGGGGGCTGTCCTGGTAATTCTGGGGCAGCCCCCGTTTTTTGAAAGGAGAATACTATGCCTAAGAGTCAGACGATTACTGTTCCTGTGAAGAAAAAGGACGAGGACGAGGTTCGTGTACGGATTTTCCTGCCAAAGCGGGAGAACGATGACGCGACCGGAGTGGCCGTGGATCAGTATGAGCATGTATCCATTAGCAATGAGAAGGGTGATAACTTCATCCGGATCAAGCGCGGTGAGTACGTGGAAGTTACCCCGGAGGTATTCACTCTGCTGAAACAGCGGTATCCCAACCTGTGAGGTGAGACGCTATGACGCTTCTGGAGATTAAAAACCAGGTCATGTTCCAGACCAACAACGATGTAGATGATATCGGTGATTTTACGCCGTATATCGGGGAGTACATCAACGATGGGTATGACCGGCTGGTGAAGATCTATGACAAGCAGCATGTCTCGACCAGCAGCGAGAGTTATCCTCCGCTGACTGAGGACGAGGATGTGCCGAAGACCCCGGAGTGGACGCACAAGTATCTGGCTGACTGGGCGTCCTGGCTGGTCTACAGGAACGGGAACCCCCAGAAGCAGCAGCGCGGCATGGCCTTCCGGGAGGCCTTCCTGGAGATGCTCCGGAAGGTTTCCGATGACGGCGGCAAGTATGGAGAGACCCACGGACTCGCCAAAAACTTCTACAACATTCCAAGGTGAGGTGAAAACGAATGGCTTATTCACCTCTGTATAACACCCATGTGGAGATCGATTCCTTCCGGGGAATTTATCAGGATGGGGACGGGTATAACCAGAACATGCGGCTGGCCCGGGAGATGGAGAACGTAAACATCTCCGGCGGGAGTTTCCAGCCAATGCGCGAGGGTGTGCGGATCGAGCAAACGCTGACATCACCCATCGGCACTCTGGCGTACCTGCACAGGCGTTTCGGGCAGGATACAGGTACTCTGCTGGTAGCTGTCAGTGACGGCGCTGTGTATACGAAGCTGTTGGATGCGGATGATGACTGGGTAGAGCGGTATACCGGGCTGAGCGTGAACGATTGTGACTGGATCACCTATGAGGTCAGCACGTATGCGTTGTATTCCGATGCTAAAACGTATCAGCTGGGTGAGCGTTGTACCATCCTGAGTGATCCTGCGGACGAATACTCCGATCGGATTCCTTATAGATGTACTGTGGCGATCGATACGGCAGAAGCGTGGAACCCTGACCACTGGGAGGAGATCACGCAGACCGACCCGGTGGATATCCTGCTGTTCAGCAATGCTACGGACGGAATGTACTGTCTGTATGGCGATACGCTGGATGTCGCGCCGGTGGAGACTCCAAAGAGGTTTGGGGTTCTCGCCCGGTATAACGAGCGCATCTGGGGCAGCGGGATCACCGGTGATCCGGATATGCTGGTTTACTCCGCGCCGTATGACCCTTTTGACTGGGAGGCCCAGATCGAGATTCCGGAGGACGGGGCCGGGGATATCCAGGTTCCCACCTGGGACGGAGATTCTTTTCAGGCACTCCGCCAGTATGGCTCTGACCTGATTGCCATCAAGCGAAACTCGATTTGGCGAATCTACGGCACGAATCCGGGCGAATTCACTGTGCAGCGTCAGTATGGTGGTGGTTCCCTGGTGGAGAACACCGTGGCCGTGCATAACGGCTATGCCTATATGCTGGGGCAGTATGGTCTTCTCCGGTATGACGGCAGCGGGGCCTACGCATTCCAGCAGGAAGCCGTGCGAGACATCATGCAGGAGAAGGTGCAACATAAGGTCTCCGCTCTGCAGTATAACCCGAATCACACTTACGCCATCGGCACGGTGTGCATCCACGAGGATGTCCCGTACCGGTGCGTTGTATCGATAAACACCGCAGAGGAGTGGACGCCAGCGCACTGGCAGGCGATACCGGGAGATCCCGTGAATAATGCCTGCGCTGGAATGTGGAACGGGGTGTACTGCCTCGCCATCCCTCTGAACGGATCAGCCAATAATAACGCGATTCTGCAGTATGATACCGCGACCGGCGCCTTCAGTCTCCGCACTGAGGTCAGCGTGGATAGTTTTCTGCAGATTAACGAAAGGCTGTTCTACACCAGCGCTGATTACCCAGGGGTCGTGTATGAGATGGATGACCGGAAGGGTAATGTGAAATTCGCAAAGTGGATTTCTGGATATCAGGATTTGGGTCTGAAGAGTTCCATCAAAAGTGCTTTTACGTTGTACATGATGGTGGAATCCGAGGTGCCGATTCCTCTCCGGCTGGGTATCAGGACAGAAAAGAAACTGAAACAGAAGATCATCACGACCAAACCCGGGAAGCTGACGAGGGTTCACCTGAATAACCAGGGGAGAGAGTTCCGGCTGGAGATTGAAAGTTACACAGCAGCTCCGTTTACGATTGCTGGCGGTATCAAGCTCGACCTTGAGCTGGATCCGGATTAAGGAGGGCGGCCCGTGAAGAAGTACATTGATCCGGGGTTGTCCTTTCCGACAATTCCGACCAGGTGGGGGCATGAAGAAAGAAACTTTGCCCTTGGGCTGAGAAACCTGTTTGAGCAGGTGCGGTGGGTACGGGCGTATCCTCCCGGCATTGTTGTGTTTTCCGCGAAAATCAATGAACAGAATCAGCCGGTTAAACCATTCTCGTTTGGGGAATGGGAACAGGTTCAGACGGGGATCAGCGGTGTTTATGGGTGGAGGAGAACGAAATGAATGTATACAAAGTAGAAGAACTGCAGTACCTGCAGATCGGAAGACAGGGAGAGAGTCAGGCCGTAGAGATCGGTATCGATGTGAGCAAATGGGTGGATGAGCTGGCGGGTAAGTATCCGCGGCTCCACTTTCATCTGCTTTACAAGGCCTACGGTCAGAGCATCGCGCTGCCCATGTCAACCGTTTATTATCCGGATGAAAAGCTTCTGGTGTGGACGGTTAACCTGGGCGCGACCTACCTCCAGGGGCAGGGGTATTCCGAGGTCAGGGCGCTGAACTTCCCGGACAACGGGCTGCTTAAGAAGAGCAGGGTGATTCCCACCCTGGTTGAGAATTCCGTTAGCGGCATTGACGGTGGCACCCCGCCTGCTCCCTACGAGGACTGGGTTAACCTTGTGCTGGACACAAAGGACCGGCTACAGGAGCTGCTGGCCTCGCCTGTGGTTACCTACCACAACAGCAGAGACAATGGCATCGTACCTCCGGCGGACGATAACTGGACGTCCTCCCCGAATCCAGAAAAAGGATCCTATCTGTGGACCAGGATCCTGTATAACTGGAACATCATGCAGGGTGACATCAGTGGCGACAGCACAGTTACAGAAACCCCAGTGTACACCGTGAGCTATGTCGGTACTGACGGCGAAGGTGCTGTTGAATCGGTAAACGGTGCATTCGGCCCTGTGTGGGTTGACGGGACGA